GCTGCGTGGTCGGACTCCCAAGGAGCGCCGGTTCCGGGGATGGGATCACCAGCCTCGTCGGTGTCATAGACCCACGACTCAGTGAGGGCTTCATGGATCACCTCGGCGAGGGCGTCTTCGAAGTCCAGACCATCGGCGCGGTATTTGTGGAAACATTCGAGCGCCGTTGCATACCACATGCCGAAGTCGAGATGGACGGAACGCCTGTGCGGGGTCCAGCCGTCAATCATCTTCAACTTATATTTGTATAAACATTCCTGACTTATTTTAATTGAGGTGGAATCCCAGCCAAACTGTATTCCGTTACTATCGAAAGAAAGAAGCTGTGTCATGTCGCAACCTCGTAAGCTTTTGCGGCTAAATTTATATCTTCAAAAACGCCAATATATTTACGACGCTTACGCACCATCCATTTACCAAGCTTTTGATGCCACTGAACGCCCTTATATCCGGAGATATTTTGACTGGGGGCGGGCCGGTTCATCATGTTTTCACTGCGGGTAACGTCCCTTAAGTTTTCAAACTTATTGTTGGATTTCAACTGGTCGATATGGTCAATGTCATTCTTCGGCCAGTTGTCCGTTTCAAACAGCCAAACAAGTCGATGTGCATAGTAATGCACTCCATCAACAGTAATTCTTATATAACCGCGACGATCTTTATTGCGAGCCTCGGCTCCAGCAGCGGTTCCTTTTCGCCCCTTTATCCAATAGAACTTACCGGAATCTTTTTCATACCGAAGTATTTTTTGAAGTTGATCTAGCGTGTGCATGTCGAGGGTTCCTAGATGGAGATGTCGATCTTGCTCACAAGGTCAGCCATTGCCTTTTGCTTCTCCGTCTTCGGCTTGGTTGATCCCGCCGACTTGTTGCCGAGGTTGAAGGCGTGACGGGACTTCTGCATCTCGTCGATGATGGAGTCGATGTCAGGCCGGGTTAGGAGGAGAGGATCGCGGGCGAAGAGGGTGGCTATGTCAGTCACAGCTTCACCTCCACTTTCGGATCAAAGCCGTCCCCGCCTCGCTCGATCTGTTCGATGAACGAGCGGACCACGCGGCGAATAATCGGACCGGCTCCAACGTCGGGATAGAGTTGCTGTAGCTTCTCGTAGTCACCGGGGAACAGGTTCATTGTATGTTTTTGTAGAGTCTCATCACTCATGGGAGTCCTTTCCGGTCCGGTTTAGGACCCAGAGATCGCGGGGATTGAAGGGGGATATTACGAAGGCGAGAGCGGAAAAATCCGGGTTGTCCTTGCGGATGGCGTAGAGGCGCTGGCGGAGACGCTCGGGGTCGGAGGTCTCGACTACGAGGCCGAACGGGGAACGGGTTGCGTCGTAGAGGATTTCGGTGAACGCAAGGCTCACTCGAAGTTCAACTCGTCCGACAAGGTGATCTCGAGGATCGGTTTGATCGACGACTCGAAGCCGATGATTTCGACCGTCACTTCCTCGCCGCGTTCGAGGGCCGCAAAGATCGGCGCGTTGTCCGACTTGGGCACGAAGCCGATGAACTCGTCCTGGGCGATAACACGGACGGCGTTTGAGTCGTAGGGGTTATCGCCATCCGTCTCGAGCATCGCGGTTTCACCGATTTGAAGGGACTTGCAAACGGTGCGAGCCTCGCCCGGGCGGAAGTTGGCGCCGGCGAGGGTGCATTGGATTGTGGTCATTGTAGGTCTCCATGAAAATAGAAGAGCCTCCGGGGTAGGGGAGGGGGCGACCCCGGAGACTCATCTGTTGTCACGGTAATGCCCCTCCCCCGGACATGCAATACAGGGGAGGGGCACCGAACTCCGCGAAGTGCAACCCGCGCGGAGGAACGTTTAGAGCGAAGCGTCGGCCAGCGCTTCCATCAGGCTATCCGCCTGCTTCTTCTTCGCATCGACCCGCTGGCGAGCGGCCTTGACCACGGCATCGAGCGCCGCGATACGATCGACTTCGCTTTCGACCTTCTCTTCCCACTCTTCCTTGGTGAGGCCTTCGGGAGCCACGGTGAGCTTCCGGCCCGACTCGCCGAGGTGGGTCTTGAGCATCTCGCGAGCGATCTTCGTGGCTTCGCGCTCGTAGGGATCGAGCTGGCGCGACTGGCGAGCGCCGGCCAGGGTGAAGACGTAGGTCGAGTCGAGTTCGGAGACGAGGGCGGCGAGGACTTCGGTCGAAGCACCGGCTTCCGCCTGTTCTTTCAGCTTTGCGCGCAGGTTGTTGCCGATGTTTTCGGCCCTGGTCTGGTTGAGGACACGGGCTTCAGCTTCGGTAACAACATGGCCTTCAGCGTAGGGCTGGGAAATCTCGTAGGCAACTCCATTGATCAGCTTGGGCATTTTGGTTTCCTTTGGTTATGCGACGGTGCGCCCGGTGATGATACGGATTGGGGCGGTATGTGTCAATGGGGAATGTGAGGGGCGGCCATATGGTTGCCAAGGGAAATGGGCCATATCATGCTGCGCCCCATTGTGCATCGCGTTTAGCCTGCATTTCAGTGCGCTCGGCAAAGCTCATCGGCGGTTCGTCTTCAAACTGGCGATCATATGCAGCCTCTGCCAAAGTGTTGGCCTCCTCTTCGGTCGGTTCGCGCCAGCCCTTGCCTTTGCAGGCCGTGCACTCAGTAAGACCCCCGTGCGTCCACCCGTGGCCCTCGCAATCAGGGCATTCGATTTCATCCATCACAAAACTCCTTCGAGTTAATATATGTCAGCGTCTCCTTCGCCCGCGTGATAATCACGTAACGAAGGTTCGGGTCTTGGTCTTCACTTCCCACCAACTTTTGATCGAGGAAGTAGACATGCTCGAACTCCAGGCCCTTTGCCTTGTGTCCGGTCATTAGCTTGAGGGGGCTGTGTAAGTGCAACAGGTGTTGCGCGTAGGCCAGGCCGTCGGCAAGCGTCTCCCCTTCCCGCGCAAATATCCGCATACATTCGGCGCGGTCTTCAATCCGGCCATGCGCTCGGCGCTTGTTCTTTTCCTTTTCCCGCGCCTCCCACGAGTCGATCTTGTCAAGCACATCGGCTTGCCGCATGTCACTCCCGCCGAACTTTCGCATGACTTTCGTGATCGAGGTGATGATGTCCTTGCCATCGAGCTGGCCGGGGCGGCCGTTTTTGAGCAGTCGAATTGCGATGCCGAATAGCGGTGCGTTGTTTCGGCATATGATTGCAGCGTTCTCGGCGAGGTCGGACGCGCGCCACGAGTCGAGGAAAGTAACGGAACCTTGCGTCGCCCACTCCGGCCACTTCATATGCGGCGCTCGCCAATGGGCGTGCTTTACGACCGCGATCGGGCAACGGAAGGAGACGCTTAGGGTTAGCTCGGTCATGGAGAAATCGGTCTTGAGTTTCGTCATGCCGTCTTCGTGCGCACCTCGGAAGCCGTAGATGGCTTGACAGGTGTCACCCACACAAATTAACCGCTTCTTCGCCAGCTTCCGCAGCATGGCGTGATTTAGCGCCGACAGGTCCTGGGCCTCGTCAACTAGGACGAGCGGGTGACGAGGGAAGGCTCCGTGGAAGACGGTCGGCATGAGAATTTGGTCGTTGTAATCGCACTTGCCCTCGAAGGCGAGCTTAAGCGATCGCAGAGTAACGTCACGGACGAGGTCCTGGGCGAGCGGGGATAGCTGTTGCTCAATGTGTTGGAAGAAGTCGTCGTCGTAGAGGCGCTTCGCCCGCTCGTGGGTGCCGGTGGGTATGTAACCGCAGGCCTTTCCGAAGTCGACGATCTGCATAAGCTCTGCCATCTGTTCGTAGAGGGTGGAGCGGTCGGTGCCGATTTGCTCTTCGATCGCTTCCTTGACGAGGTTATAGGTCTTACCAGAGTCGATCGCGATGCGGCGGCCCGTTGCCTCGGACCAAACGCGGTGGCCGAGGGAGTTAAGCGTCATGGCCGTGCAGTTGTTGGGGAGGCGTTCCTGCATTTCAACTGCAATCTTCTTGTTGAAGGAGAGGCAGAGCATGGAGACGTCGGGGAGGGCCTTGGCTAACTCGACGAGGGTGGTGGTCTTCGCGGCACCGGCTAAGGCGGAGATGAGGAGGTTGTCGGGCTGTTCGCGGGCGAAGTCGATACAGGCTAGCTGCTCGGGAGTTAGTTGCATGTCACGGGTCATATCAATACTCCATGATAGCGGTAAGGTTGGCGTCGTTCATTTCGCTTCCCCTAGTTCCATGCCGCGCTTGGCGAGTTCGGCGCGGAGCTTTTCTGCAAAAACCGGCGCATTAATGGATACGCTGATCGCTTCCAAAGCCTCAATCAGCGGGTCCGTCTCAACTATCCGGTATGGGGCTGCGATGGACTGAATGGCAGACCACCGGCCCTGGAAATCAATGTCGCGGTTCTGATTAGTGTCCGTCCAATGCCCAATCTCCCGCATATCAGCTTCCATAGCGAGGAAGCGGGTGCAGAGGCGGTAGAGGGCGAGGCGCACTGACGGGGAGTTCGGGCCAAAGTCGCCTGCACACCAAGTCGGGACCAGGTCCTCAGCGTTCGTCAGATCAGCCGCAAGCCGCTGGCCTTCATCGGTTATCTCGTTCATCGCAGTATCTCCACAGTAGCCAGGAACAGCCCGATAGCGAGCGGCGGGCAGATGATAATCCAGCGGTTGAGCGGCGGTTCGTCGAACCTGCCCCCGTTGCGACTGGCGCGCTGATAGCCCCTGCCGACTTCATGCGTGAAGCGGTTGCCGGTTTTGCGAATGCTGGTCATTTTGATTGCTCCCGTTTGGCCAGTTCGGCCTTGAATTGAGCGAGGGCGGCGGGGAAACTTTTCCAGTTCCGGTTTCTTCCCGTCGTAAGCCCGTTCCATATTCCCAGAACGTCCAGCAAAGCCTCCGCATCCTCATCAACCGGCACAATATCCGGCTCGTGCTTGGCAAGGCGTACAAGGGTGCGGGCGTGGGCGATGCAGCTAGAGCGCGCGTCACGGGTTGCGGTTTTCATTTGGAATTCGTCATATTCCGACCAATCCGCGTATCCAACAGCCTTCGCGGCCATATCGAGCGCCCACAGCGGGGGTAGTTCTTCAGTCATAGCTAGCAAACTCCAGTTGCCCGCCGCGCGCATGGTATTCGGCACGGAAAGCGGGATTGTTGACGAACAGGCGCATGGATTGACTTGCTGACCAACGCTCCCACGCCTTGACGTGCGCGCTGAAACCCTGCTTCCACAGCGGGCGTTCGCGGAATATCTCGGCCAACAGGCGGGCCTTGCAGGCGGTGCCTTTGGTCATGCCGCTAACTCCAGTTCCCTAGCGACGTCAAACAGTGCATCGCCCGGTCCGTAAAGGTGCGACGATCCTTGGGGCAGCTTCAAATAAGGCTTGCCTCCCTCGGCCTTGGCGCGAAGCCTCGCCAGCGTGCGGTAGTAAAGAACCTGGCGCGCTCGCGTGTGCTTTCCGTGGCGCATAGCCTTGTCCACGAAGGCTCCGAAAGCGTAAAATCCGTGCGGAGTGGGTTCGTCGGGCAGCTTCGGCAGCACGCGATCAACGATCGCTTGAGCACGCTGACTGTAGGTAGGCATGTTCAGTCTCCTAGTTTATCGGCAAGGCCGAGGGCTATGTCGAGCAGATCGTCCTCGACTGCGGGAAGGTAGGCCGGCTCGGAAGAAGGCACGAACGTCCCTGTGATCTGCCGGATTAAAATGTTAATGGTTGAGGAGTCGGCATCGACGCGAGTCATGACAATCGAGTCGTAGGGGGATGGCTTACCGTCGCCCAGGATTTCTGCGAATAACTTGCGGAAACGGTAGGCGCGCTGGCGCCAATGGACGGCTGCTCCGTGGGAGGCTAGGGCGTAGGAGCCGCCACCGGCTGCGAGGGCTTGGTCGAGGATGGCGCGGACATCAGCATACATGCCGAGTCGGTTGGCCTGGGGTTTTTTCATCGAGGGCCTTTCAAAACAATTACCTTGCGGATGAGGGGAAGTGCGTATCGCTGCACCCGCTGGGCGTTGATGTTCCAGCCGAGCATTCGCCAGCCTGTTTCATCTTGGGAAATCCCTTGGTAACGAACCCGCTCGATCTGGAAGTTGTCGATCGGGCCGTAGTCGAAGAGGAGTTCCATGCCGGGTTGGAAGATCATGAGAACACCTTTGCAACAGTAAACTCACCGGACGCCCGCACAACGCAAACGTAGCCGGCGAGGTAAACATACACTCCCTCGTCATGCAGGGCGGTGAAGGCAACCGGCTCGAGCGGACGATCCGTTCCCTGCTGCAGGTAGTGGTCGGCGAGCATCCACCAGCCGGACGGCTCCGGGTTCCAACCTAGCTCCGCATGGTCACGAAATTGCATCCAGGCGGGGTCGGCAATTTTCGGCGAGAGGTAGGTCGGGATCGGGCCGAGGAGTTCCGGGGCGTTCGGCCAACGGGAGTTGATGTGCCAATCGCAGATGGGGTAGGAGTTGGGGATCATGCAGCTTTTCCGTCAAGATCAAATGGGTATAAGCGCCAGAAAATGCGACAATGAGGAAATTCCTTTTTATCTTTAGCATTTTTCCGCTTAACATAGACTTTTGCCTTATTCTCGGAAGTAAAAACGGAGTCGGGATAATCGTTTCCCATTATTACATAGACAATCATAACGTAAACTCCACTTTTGAAAGGTCCAGTCCGGCCACCTTCGTGACCAGGGGAACGTGGACGGGATAGACAACTTCCGGCCGGGCAGCGTATGCTTCAAACAATTCCTCCGGCGGTCCGATCCAGAACGGGGAGCCAATCCCCCCGATCTGATACATGGCGAAGTTCCCGGAACGTAGCTGCCGGATTGTTACGGAACCGCCGCGCTCCCATTTGAGGGAACCGGCTTCCTGCTCGTCGGGGGTCACAGTTCAAACTCGATCAGTGAAAGATCAGGGCCGAGCTTCTTCTCGTGCCCGAAGGCCTTCAGCGTTGGCTTAGCCTTCCGAGTCGAGCGTGGCGCGTCGCCGATCACCCTCCGCTTAACCGCTGGTTCCTGTGCCGACCAGTCGATCTGGCGGCCCTTGTTCCAGGCGTTGATTACGTGCTGGGTTGGGAAGGCGAGCGGGCTGGCGTGTTGTTCCGCATGGTAGAGAACGCGTTGAAGAAGGGCGAGGGCAGTGGGGATGGGTTGGAGAAGTATCTCTCGCCCGTCCGGTGTGGTGAGGAGAAGTTCACCTCCGGCAGCTAGTTCGATTTTACATTGCATGTCGGGACTCCTATGATGATTGTATCATAGCATGGATGAGGTTGGATTACAAGGGCGATTGTGAGGTAGGGTTCACAGCAAGCGCGCGGATTTCAGCCGCCGCCATCTGATCCACAACCCCAGCCTGTTCATCGCTCATCGTCCGGTCCTTCCCATGGGTCATACTCAACAGGTTTGCCACGTTCGTAATCCAACGGATCGGCGGGACTGCCGTATCGGCTAGTCCATCCCATACCTGCGTTTGTCTCAATCGGCTTCCACGCGGCCTCGCGCTGCTCTTTCGACAGCCGCTTGATACGTTTGCGCTTTGTCATTGCCCGGCCCCTTTCAGGTGTTCGCCGCGCTCGATTGCGTTTGCTATATCGAGCATGATTGCGCCTCCAGCCAAGCCACCACCTTCGCCTTGTCAGCATCCTCCAGCTTCTTGCGCTTGATCCCAATGTCGCGATACAAGTCTGCAATCTCGGCGAGCAGGGCTTCGATTGTGTCGGCTGCTTCTTTGAAGGGCATGACATCAGCATCGGGGTGTTGTCGGTTAAGTTTCCGCAACCGCTCACACAGCGCGCGGGCTTCGGTTTCATTCGTCATGGGGTCGGCTCCGGTTTGTAGGCGATGGTGTGAAATCCGCGATCTTCGAGCTGCTTTCGCAGAGCAAGCCCTCGATCAATCAGGTCGCCGGCAGTTTCAGCGTGGGCCGCGTTGCAGGCTTCGCCGAGACGCCATGCCAGCACGTTGTCCATCGCGGCTGTCAAAGGGCGTTCATTACTTAGCATGGCTCACCCCCTTCGCGCGGATGCAGGCTGCGGCATAAGCGTAGGCTGCGGTGCTGCCTTGGCTCACAAAGCCTTCGTCATAATCTATGCCGATCTGCACGGCTTCAACAAGCCAATCGTGGTCTGATTGGATCAGGGCAAGTTTCCAGCCATCTGGCCGAAGCATCATCGCCGCGCCGAGAAACGCTTCGTTGGTGCCGATGTTGAGTAGGATGAGAAAGTTACTTGCGCGCTTGTTGGCCAAGTAACAGCCGGGTTCACCGCCCCGAACTTGAAAAGGGCCATGGATTCTGTTGTAGGCTTTGCGCAGCAGCTCGCGCTGCCCGCTCGGCTCGCCTGTTTTAAGGCGGCGGGGGAGGGTCATGACGGTGCTTTTCCTGTGATGATGCCATAAACAAAGACGCTACAACCTACGGCAAAGAACAGGTGCATGGCGAGATGAGCCAGCGGCAGCAGATACTTGTAGCCCGGCACCGTGGACCATAAGGCCACGGTGAATGCCAGTAGCATCAGACAGAACAATCGAATGGCCATCACAATATCTCCCAAATTCCGACGCCAAGCGCGCCAACAATCATTGCCATTCCAAGCCAGAACGCTCCGATGAACAGCCTGCGCCCTTGTTGCCATTTCTCAGGCTTCGGATGGCCTAGCGCGACCAGCGCAGCGCCGACGAGGGCCAGGATGGTTGTTGCGAGGGTCATGGCTGTTCCTTCATGGCTGCGATGGCGGCTCGGGCTTGGCGCAGCGAATGCTCGCGCGTCGATACGATTGCTTCATCTTCATCGAAGACAAAGTCGCACCGGAATATCGCCCGCGCCACCCGCTCCACATCCTCCGGATCGCTGGCGGGAGGGTTCGGCTGTAAGTAATAGCTGCCGTTGATTTGATCGACCAGTTCGGCTTCTTCCTCGGGCGTGAATACGGGATCGCTGGCGGGCTGGCGAAGGGCGAGACATTCCATAATCAGCCGGGCTGCATCGCGCGGTCGCCAGTCCATTTCGAGACTGTCGCTGATGACTTCCTCGAACCAGTCCTCGTCCAACTCCCCCACCATCCCGGTGTCGGGCCGTGCGAGGGCTGTGATAGGCAACGCCGAACCCGTAGGCTTAACGGCTTGCTTGGCCCTGATCTGGTCAACCTTGGTCCATACGCGCGCCAGTTCAGTGGCGGCGGCATAGTCCATGCGAATGTCGGCGGTGTTGCAGAGAGCGGCCAACGTGACCATTACCCCGCCGACCTCTTGCAACGGCTCGCCGATTGGCCGACTGAACACGTAATCGACTAAAGCGTGAGCGCGGGAAGCGTTGAACTCCGGCATAGCCTGCGCCAATTCCAACGCTTCCTCAATGAAGCGGTCTGCTCGCTCAAGCTGATCTGCTTTGATCGCATCGCCGAAACATGCGTTCATCCAAGCATCAACGCCTTGCTGAAAGTCTAATCCACCCCCAACCGGCTGCCCCCTGCTACGGCTGCCATCGGGGCGCTGGTTCCATGCGGCGAGAATGCCTTGAACAACAGGGTGATCCGACCAGAGCGCACCTAGCTTAGCAGCGTTGTGCTCACGCTCAGCGCCTTCGCCGTATTCGAGGACGATCTTGCAAGCCAGTTCGACGGCAAGCTTAAGTTCATCGGGCATTGGGTTGCTCCTTGAGGTGGTTGGCGAGACCAATGTCAGCGGCGACCATAGAGCGAGGCTCTGGATGCGCGCGACGTTCGACCGGCTTGCGCTGGTGACTGTGGTTCATAAAACCCCACGACCCGCTCGACTTGCTTTGATCGTTGAAGCCTTCGCAGTTGTTACACAGCCTAAAGCCGCATACGAACTGCCCTGTGTGATTGCATTCGTTAGTCGCCTGCTCACCGCAAACGCCACACTTAATCCCGGTGTGCGCCTTACAGAAGCCACTTTCGGAAATGAGTCTCCCGCAGCGACCAGAGTATGCCGGAGTGTATCGGCAACCGCACTCAGCCGCAGCCACCTTCGCTACATCATCCATCGGCTTGATCTCTGCGATATGGATCAGCGGCCCAGTCCGCTAACTTGGCAATAGTTTCGATTCCGCTTGGTTTGAGATATTCGGACATCGAGCAGCATTGCCGGCACCACCCCGCGCCCGGCCATGTGTCGGTTTCGGCCTTCATGGCGTTGAAAAATGCAGCCTGTTTCTCAGCGTCCATGCACAGAAACTCGGTTGCCAGTTCTTCCGGCGTAATGTCGTCAATGACGAACGTGCGCTTGATTGTGTATTCTCTAGACATCGGCTTGCTCCAGCTTGGCTAGGGCGGCTTCACCTTCGCCACGAACCCACGCATTGCAGCACTCTTGGCACAGCGGATCGCCGTCCAATGTCTCTCGAATGGGCCTGTCAGGATGGTAGCGACAGCCCGGCGCTTCCCGCGCTTCATCCAGTGGTGTGGTCATTTCGGACACCCCTCGCCAGGCATATCTCGGCACTGAACGTAGCCGGTGATGCCCCGCTCAAGCATGTGCATGGCGAGAACGAAGATGATGGCTGCGAGGATTGCAGTCCAATATTGACGAGTTGCCATGTTATGACTCCTTAAAGGAAAAGGGTTTCGAGGGGTTCGCCGGGGACGTATAGTTCCACCCGGCACGGAGACCAGCGCCTGGCCGCGCCCAGCACCCGCTCCCGCGTTGGACGCTGAATGACGCGGGGACCGGAGCGCTGAGGATAGTCGCCGGATGGCCGGGGCTGGGTTATGATGGCTTGCATGTCAAAGTCCTCCTAAATTAAATCGAAAATATAATCAGGTTCAAGGCCAAACCAGTCGTTCAGCACCTCTTCCGGGTCTTCCCCTTTCAGCACGGCAATTCGAGCCTGGGCTATTTCCTCCCGTGCCTCTTCCAGCGACATTCCATCGCGGTCTATTAACACTCGTTCAAGTTCTGTCATGTCTTTCACTCCTCTATTGCATCAATGAGAGGCCGCCCTTGGGGATGCCGCTCACAGGTGGAATCATATGGGTTCATCATCTCCCTCGAGGACTTCAATTTCCAGCCCAATCTGCTTGAGATAGCCCTGGAACTTATCGAAGTCGGTTAATTCCATGACTTCGAATTGATCCCCGAACCAGTCGGAGCGAAAGACGCGATAGACTGAACGATCACGGCGGGCATATAGTTTGAACATTTTAATTTCCTTTCAAGGTTTGTGGGGTGGTGCGAACGAGATAACCGCTCGGGCTACGCCCGCTAGTCAGGCCTCGCAATCTAAGAATGATTCCGCGTCTTTAATCTGCGCGGTTGAAAAGGAGTATACCTTTCCACTGGGTGATTTGATTTGCATGCCTAAGTCCTTTCGTAAACCGGTGCGGCTAGCAGGTCGTCTTGTAATCGGCGAGCGGAATCATTTTCAGCCTTTCGCCGATATAAACGACTTCCTGCCCGTTAATAATCCGAACCCGCTTCGTGAGTCCGTTTTCAAACTGTTTCCAATAGTCTTGCATGTTGGGTCTCCTACTGTCGCCGGGGCCGGTTGTCGCCATACCTCCGCCGATGTTGCACCATACCATATCCCGGCCCCCGGCGCAACCGCGTTGCCCAGCCACGGTCGCGGCAACGGGCGCTGTGGTATGCGTATGGGGTAATGCCTAGGGGGAACGCTCGGGCATGCCATTTCGCGCATTTCGCGACATTGCCACACATTTCCGGAACCAGCCATACGTGCAGCCCGGTATGGCCCCATGCCATTGGCAACGAGCCATATCCCCGCTCGTATGGCCCCTCTTTTTCAATTTCTGTCAAAAAAAAAAAATTCAGCTTAAAAGGAAAAAAGCGAACGAAAAGCTCGCGAACGGAAAAAAGTGAGCCATACGATTCCGGAAAAATGCGGATCTATCGATTTGGCGAAAAACGCCGCCCCGAGCGTTTCCCTAAAACATTACCACAAACGATTATCGCAGGCGAAAAAATGCCCCCGCAATTTCTCACGGGGGCAAATTCAATTCGTATTAAAGCTCGAAACCGACATTCATCGCCGCTTTCCGCGCCCGATCGGCCGAACGTTCCGCAACCTTCGCCTCGACAAACGGCTTGAAATGCGCTTCGTTCTTGGCATAGTTCGCATCGAGTTTGACATTCTGATCCGCATCGGCCAGGCCGGTGAACGCGGCCCATTCCGGCGATTTCGCGCCGAGTTTCGACTTCATCGCCGTGCGGATCATTTGCCGAGCGACCGTGGTGAATTCATCAACGCCATCGCCGCCCGAACGGGTGCCCAGGGTTCCGGCGATCAACTTATCCAGCTTCTTGCCGAACGCGCCAATCGCCTCCGCCGCATCATCAGCCCCCGCGTATGCGTCTTGCAACGTCTGCAGGGCGAACGTCAACAGATGATTAACCGATTGCTCCGGCAGTTCCTTCCCATCCAGCATATATTTGCCGGACGGTGCGGTCAGTTCAACCGAACCGATGGCGCCGAAGGTGCGATGGGCGTAGTTGCGCGTAATGATAATAGTCATAGCATGTTCCTTTTGCCTAGTTCAAAGACTCCGACTCATGTGTTAGGCGTCACGGCGAGTCGATAACGGGTTAATCCCGATGCCATGACTAGACCATACCCCACCCATACCGTCAACCCATCCCCGAAAATAAATAATCCCCGAGTTTCAACCACATACCCTCACCCCCCACGCCCACGTTCCGTTCATAACAACTCGCCCGAATATGAACGCACCCACCTCATTCCCATTACCGGCCAGAGGCCGAGACCTATTTCGCCGTATGGCGGGGGGCGTTTTCTTATACCTACCCCTGCGCAAAATATGTGGCCCTTGAGTCGGTATGGTTCAAAGAGGTATGGACCCGCAAGCGGGATCGTGGTATGCTGGCGACATGAACGATATGGCGCCCCTCTCCTTAGACCTCGACCTCCCGCTTATGCGGACGAGGGGGCGCGCGGCGGTGACCGTGTCGGCCAAGGTGGTGCGGGAATTGGACGCAGCGGACATCTCCCTTTTGGGTGAAGAGAAGGGGAGCCACGCCCCGGCGATTAAACGGATCAGTGAGCGGCATCATGCGCTGGCCCGAAGCCTTGCGGGCGGGATGGCGCCGGGGGAGGCGGGGATTGTCTGCGGCTACTCGGCCTCGCGGGTGAGCATCTTGCAAGATGATCCGGCGTTCAAGGAACTTTTGCATTTCTACCGGGAAGATGTCTCGGCGCAATACCGTGATCTTCATACGAGGCTGTCGGGCCTGGCGCTCGACGCGGCGGACATCTTGGCCGAGCGGATGGAAATGGCGCCGGACGATATATCCATCGGGCAGATCATGGAGATCACGAAGATGGGCGCGGATCGCACCGGCTTCGGACCGCAATCGTCCTCCACGAACCTGAACGTCAATGTCGATCTCGCAGGTCGGCTCGAGGCCGCACGGAAGCGGGTTCGCGAACGGGTGATTGAAGGGTGAGCGTTGCACCTCCTGAAGATCGGCGGGGTCAGGCGTTTCCAGCCCGCGCCTCTTCAAACGTGGCGACGGAGGTAACACTCTCTACGCTGGAGGGTAAGTTCGGCGACCTCGGGCAGCAAGCAGCTGCAGCCAGCGCCCCGGTCGTCCTCGCCTCCGACCAGCCTGCCATTCCAGTAACCGTAGCTTCAATCTCGCTTCCAACCGGCGCGGCTACCGAAGCCACCCTTTCAGCCATCAACGGAAAAATCCCTTCTCTCGGCCAAGCCTTAATGGCCGCCAGCCTTCCGGTCGTCCTAGCGAGCAATCAGTCCGCGCTCCCCGTAACCCTCACCTCAACGACAATTACCGGGACAGTAACGACTACGGTTTCTGGCCCGGTCGCAGTCACCGGAACTTTTTGGCAAGCAACCCAACCCGTCAGCATCGCCGGTAGCGTTGCCGTGACGGGTCCACTTACGGACGCTCAGCTACGTGCCACGGCTGTTCCCGTATCATTAGTCTCAACTACCATCACTGGAAGCGTCGCCGTAACAGGTCCGCTCACCGACACACAGCTCCGGGCAACCCCCGTTCCTGTCTCAGGCGCTGTTACAACTGGCGGCCTTACTGATACACAGCTACGGGCTAGTGCAGTTGCCGTAACGGGTCCGACTACAAACGCGGAGCTTCGTGCAACCGCCCTACCCGTTAGCCTCTCTGCTGATAATCCGGCTAGCCCTCTTGATCTCCTAATGCTCGACACCCTTAACGCTATCCTCGCCGAGTTGCAAGTCCATTCTCTTCTTCTCCAGACCGGACTTAGCGTAAACGACGATCTTTCCGAACTCCGCGAGGGTTTTACCGAAACACTTAACTAAAGGATTAAACAAATGCCATCCATTCAAGGTCACGTGGGTCCGCAAAATCAGTCCGACAGCGCGCAAGGCATCATTGCTCGATTTGGCCGACAGGGCGATCAAATATCTTCTCAGCTTCACGGCCGTTTTTACGAGCAAACTTATCGAGGCAACTTGTTCGCTAACGGCACTACTGGACTAGTGCCACTGTCTGCCAACACAATCACCTTGACCGCAACAACCACCCCGATTCTCGGCGTCTACAACCCATTCGGCTCAGGCGTTAACCTTGTAATCCTACAGGCCGCTTTAGCTTCCGGCATCAATAACACTGCGGCGATCGGCCCTGGTGCATTCGTTTGGGCAACCTCAACAGGCAATACCGCTATTTCCACGGGTTCGACTCCATTCTCCAGGCTCCTGGGCGGCGCTGCTGCGAAAGGCAAGGGCCTTGCAGGCATCGCTCTTACCGGCCTCACCAACAACCTCGTCGTTGCCCATGCAACCGATTTCCCTTCTCCTAACATCATCACTACTACTGCGGTGCCCACGACCGTAACCACTCCGATGTCGAGTATGTCCTCACAACTTGACGGCTCAATCATCGTGCCGCCGGGGGGCGTTCTCGCCCTCCTCAATACCGTATCGACAACCACGATCAGTGTCTATGGGCGGCTGTTGTGGGAAGAAGTCCCTGTCTAGGAGTTACCACTATGCGTAAACTATTTTACCTCGCCTTCCTCATCCCCACCATCGCCCTCGCACAGAACGCGCCCTCAGGCTCCCCGCGCGTTCAGGGCACGCCTGATGGCTTCGGTGCCCCTGTCCAAGTCACGCTCGTTGGCCCCGATGGCGCGGACGTGAGCGGCACTACCGCCAATCAGGTGCAGGGCAACGTAGCGTCAGGCGTCGCAGATAGTGGCAATCCGGTTAAGGTTGGGGCGTTGGCCCAGGGCACGTCAACTTGGCCAACTTACACAGATGGTCAGCGAGGTAACGCAACACTCGGCGTGCGTGGTGCATTACGTGTTGAAGAGCATGTGCCCGGAACGGGGGCCGCTTTCACAGCGCTTAACAACGGTGCAGATGCTACCTCAAACGCAGGGTGGTTTCGGGGCGCGATTAACTTTGGTCTAGTCTTCAACGGCACTACCTGGGACCGGCAGCGCGGCGACACCAACGGCGTGGCAGTTCATAACGGCTTGGGTCAGTGGACTTACGCCAGCGGCACAACCGGCATCCTCTCCAACACCACTACCGCGGTGACGATCAAGACCGCAGCGGGGGCAAGCGTTCGCAACTTCATCGACAGTTGTCAGATCAGCACTACGGCGTTTGGTGCGGCGGTTCCCTTGGCGGTCCGCGACGGGGCGGGGGGCGCCGTGATCTGGGCCGCAACTGTGCCGCTGGCTGGTTACACGCAGCCGATCACGGTTGTTTTTGACACCCCCTTGAGAGGCACTGCCAACACCCTCCTCGAGATCGTAACCACCACAGCCAACACGACTGGTTCGGCGATGGTCAATTGTCAAGGCCACACAGGTGCTTGAGCCTGATACGGTTGGTTGCTAAACGAAATGAGCCACATCGACCTCATTGACGAACTCGGCGGGTTCAGTTCCGATCCCGTCGGCTTCGTCTATTGGGCTTTCCCTTGGGGCGAGCCGGGCACGGAACTGCAGGAATGGCCCGGCCCCCAGGTGTGGCAGGTGCAGGTTCTCCAGGACCTAGCCGACGGCCTCATCGACATATCGCAGGCGCTGCAGATCGCACGCACCTCCGGGCACGGGATCGGCAAATCCGCCCTCGTTGCCTGGATCATCCTTTGGGCCATCTCGACCCTCGAGGACACCAAGGGCGTTGTCACGGCCAACACCGAGAACCAGCTGAAGACAAAGACCTGGGCCGAGGTTGCCAAGTGGCACCGCCTCTTCATCGCCCGCGACTTCTTCAAAATGACGGCAACGGCCCTCTTCGCCAACGACCCCCTCCACGAGCGGACGTGGCGCATCGACATGGTGCCTTGGTCCGAGCGGAACACCGAGGCCTTTGCCGGACTTCACAACGCAGGCAAGCGCATCCTCGTGATCTTCGACGAAGGCTCGGCCATCCCGAACGTCATTTGGGAGGTGACCGAGGGCGCCCTCACCGATCGAAACACCCAGATCATCTGGGCCGTCTTCGGCAACCCCACGAGGAACAAAGGCCGCTTCCGTGACTGCTTCCTCGGCGGCCGGTTCGCACACCGCTGGTCGAGTGAGGCCATCGACAGCCGGACCGTGCCGATCTCGAACAAAGACCAGCTCGATCGTTGGATCGCCGACTACGGCGAGGACTCCGACTTCGTTCGCGTTCGCGTCAGGGGCATGTTCCCTCGCATCGACGCGGAGTCATTCATCCCCTACGAAGCCGCTTGCGGTGCTGTCGAACGTGAGATCATGCCACAGGGCGGCGCGGTTATCCTCGGTGTCGATGTTGGCCGCTTCGGCGACGATCCCTCCTGCATTTTCCCTCGCTGTGGACGTGACGCGGTGAGCCGCCCCGTTGAGATCCTCTACGGCCTCGATACAATGACACTCGCGGGCAAGGTTGCCTCCGCATTCCTCCGCCACGGCGCAACCATCTGCATGGTGGATGAGGGCGGCGTCGGAGGCGGTGTCGTTGACCGCTTGCGCCAGCTCCGCATCCCAGTGATCGGCGTGGACTTTGGCTCCAAGCCAGACGGCTTCTCAGCCGACGGCACGAAATACGCAAACAAGCGGGCGGAGATTTGGGGCGGTATCCGCGACTGGCTTCCGACCGGCTCGATCCCGAACATCGCGACGAATGAGAACACGACGCTCGTGGATGAGTTGACCGGGCCGACCTACACGTTGAACTCGAAAGAGGCGATCCAACTCGAGGGGAAAAAGGAAATGCGCGCTCGCGGCGTCCCGTCCCCCAACGCCGCCGACGCCCTCGCCTGCACCTTCGCCTTCCCGTCCTACGAATACCAATCCATCTCCCCGAGCGGTGTTCGGGAACAAGAAAAACCCTTCGTCGCTGCGGACTACAACCCGTTCGAGCATGAAATGATTTACGGAGAAACCTGATGGGATTTGTGAAATCTCTTGCCCAAGGTGGAATGTTCGGCTTAGCCGGATTGGCTGCGTCGCGGAACAAATCTTCCTCCGCTCTTGCACCACCTAAGCAGCGGGCATTCGGCTCAATGGCCACCACGCTCGGGCAACAGTCCGGCCGCAAGTCTCTTCTTACCGAAAGGCAAATGTGATGGGATTTCTTAAGCCCAAGATGCCGACACCCGTTGCCCCTCCTCGCGCGCCCAATCCTGCGAGCACCCCGACGGAAGTAAAACTTCCCGAGGAACAGCTAGGCGCTGCTTTCGGTTCTCTAATCTCGACGTCCGCTCGCGGTCTTCGTCGTCGCGCTAGCACCCAGCGCACATCACTCATTGGCGGAGGCTAAGCCGTGAAGATTTCACCCGAAGAACAGCGTCGGCTCAACGGCATAATCGCCGAGCTACGTGCCGATCGCCAGTCCTTCTGGACCCTATGGCGCGAGTTGGCAAACTACTTCCTGCCGAAGCGTTACGTCTGGCTTCTGTCGGATAAGGAGGCTCGCTCTCGCGAGGCCCGCAACCCATTCATCCTCGACCCAACCGGGACGATCGCAGCCCGCATCCTAGCCTCCGGCATGATGAACGGGATCACCAGCCCTTCCCGCCCATGGTTCCGCCTCCGCATCCCCGGCTTCGAGTCCGAGAATGACGCGGTAGCCATCTGGGCTGATGAGTGTGTTCGCCGGATGCTCTACATCATGGGAGAGAGTAACTTCTACAACTCAATGGCCGTCCTCTACCTCGATCTCGTCGTCTTCGGTTCCGCCGCATCCCTCATTTACGAGGACGACGACACCGTGATCCGCTGCTACAACCCGGCCCTCGGTGAGTTCTATCTCGGCGTATCCCACCGGCTCTCCGTCGATACCTTCGCGCGGGAGTTCCGTCAGTCCGTCAAGCAGCTCGCGAGCCGGTTCGGAGAAGAAAACCTCCCCGCCCAGGTCCTCGCGAAGTTCAAGAAGGGTGGCCGCGATTGCCTCCACCTCTACGACGTAACTCACCTGATCGAGCCGAACTACGGCACCGTTCCCGAGAAGTTCAAATACGTCGAAACCTATTGGCTCACTGCGAACAACGAAATGACCGTGCTGTCGCAGAAGGGCTTCAACGAACTCCCCGGCATCTTCCCCCGATGGGAGCTAACCGGCAACGACGCCTACGGCACGGCTCCCGCAATGGACGCCCTGCCCGACGTAATTCAGCTCCAGCACGAGACGAAGAAGAAAGCTCAGGGCCTGGACAAGATGATCAGCCCGCCGATCGTGGCCGACATTCAGCTCCAGCACCGTCCAACCGCTCTCATGCCAAACGGGATCACCTACGTAGCCGGGCAGAACAATGTCGGGGCTAAGCCCCTCTACACCATCCAAGCCCCGATCCAGGAAATGACGGAAGACATCCTGCAGGTCCAGCTTCGCATCCGCGAAACCTTCCACAACAACCTGTTCAACATGATTTCCCAGCTCGATACCGTTCGTTCCGCGAGCGAAATCGACGCGCGTCGGGAAGAGAAGCTTGTCCTTTTAGGATCGGTCCTCGAGCGATTCGAGAACGAAGCTCTTTCCCCCGCCATCAACCGCATCTTCGCCATCATGGAACGGCAGGGTCTGCTCCCCGAACCGCCTCCCGGCCTCGAGGGAACGGAAATGGAAATCCAATACGTCTCGATCCTATCAACTGCACAGCGCGCCGTCTCCGCCGCACCGACCGAACGGTGGCTCCAGCTCATCGGAAACATCGTGCAGATCGCTCCGCAAGCCGCACAAATCCCGAATTGGGAAGAACTCATTCGTAACTACGGTGCAGCCATTGGCGTCCAGGCCCGCGATATGCGGACGAGGGAAGACGTTGCAGAAGAACAAGCAGCTGCGGCCGAGAAGGAACAGGCGGATGAAATGGCGGCATCCGTCCTCCCTGCGGCCGAAGGCGCAAAGCTCCTGTCTGAAACAGATGTCGGTGGGGGAGCCAATGCGCTGCAAAATCTCCTCGCGGCGAGTTGAGGTATGGCCCTTGACCAATCCTCCGTGCCGTGATACCATCCGGCCATGAACCCCGAAACCCTAAAGACCCGCTGGAACCGTGAGGATGAGCAGGCAATCGACGGCGCAATCGACGCCCTCTGCCAACACCCGAATGGGCGGAAGCTCCTCTGGTGGTTGTTGGGGATCGGCGGGATCGGTCGGCAGCCGTTCTGCAATAACGCGCTCCAGACCGCTTTTGCCTGCGGTGAGCTGAATGTCGGGCAACGAATTTTAGACCGAGTGACCTTCGTCAATCCCGAAGGCTACCTCACAATGATGAAGGAAAGTGCTGATGAACGACGGACAAGAGACGCAGAACTCGAACACGCAAGAAACGGAACAGGCGACGAGCCTCGTGACGGAAACAGCGTCGGAGACGGCGGCGGAAGATACGACGACGGAGGAACAGACGACTGAAGAAGTCGAAGCTCCGACGCCACTAACCTCCGAAGACATCACACTTCCTGAAGACCTTGTAATCAACGAGGGTCTTCGCGACGAATTCCTCACCCTCCTCAACGACGACAAGTTGAGCGGGAAGGAAAGGGCGCAGGCCCTAATTGACCTGCAGGTAAAGGCGATGCGAGAGGCCTCGGAAGCGGGTAGCCAAGAGTTCGCCGATATGCAAACGAAGTGGCGTGATGAAGTGAAAGCCGACGCAGAGTTCGCCGGCGAGAAACTTCAGCCTGCTCTCGGACGCATCGGACGCCTCCTGACGGAATACGGCACGGAGGAACTGAACGGGGTTTTGGATCTAACGGGCGCTGGCAACAACGTCCATATGGTCCGCTTCCTCAACAACATCGCTGGAAAACTTGTGGAAGGGGGGCCTGTTTCCGGCTCGCCCCGGACCCAAGAGACCAGCGCGGCACAACGCCTATTCCCAAGCATGAAAGGGTAAGTAAATGGCAACTCTCGCTGACACTCATCCCACTTTGCTCGACCTGGCCCGACGGACTGATCCGGACGGCTCGATCGCAGACATCGTGGAAATCCTGAACCAGACCAACGAAGTCCTCGACGACATGGTTTGGATGGAGGGCAACCTCGTAACCGGCCACCGGACCACGATCCGTTCCGGCTTGCCGACCCCGACCTGGCGCAAGATGTATGGCGGCGTCCAGCCGACCAAATCACGTTCCGTCCAGATCACCGACTCGACCGGTATGCTCGAGGCCTACGCCGAAGTTGACAAGGCACTTGCCGACCTCAACGGCAACACTGCTGCGTGGCGTTTGTCGGAAGAAGCCCCTCACATCGAAGGCATGTCGGAGGAGATCGCACAGACGCTCTTCTACGGCAACGAAGGCACGAAGCCGGAAGCCTTCACCGGCCTGTCCCCCCGCTACAATGATCTCACGGCTGCGAATGCTGAGAACATCATCGACGCAGGTGGCACCGGCACCGACAATGCCTCCATCTGGCTTGCAGTTTGGAGTCCGGCAAGCGGCTTCGGAATGACCCCCAAGGGATCAAAAGCCGGGCTGCAGATGGAAGACAAGGGCCAGGTCACGATTGAAAACGTCGATGGCGCTGGCGGTCGGATGGAAGCGTATCGTTCGCACTACCGCTGGGATGCAGGCCTCACCGTCCGCGACTGGCGCTATTTCGTCCGCATCGCCAACATTGACCGTTCAAACCTCACGGTCGATGCAACCACCGGCGCCAACCTCCCGAACCTGATGTTCCAGGCTCTGGATCGTGTGCCGAATACGAGCGGCCGGGTCGTTTGGTATATGGATCGTGGGATTAAGGTCAAGCTCGGCCAGCAGTCCGCTCTCCTCACCAAGAACTCGCAGCTCGCGACGGAAAATGCCGGGGGCAAAATCCAGACCAGCTGGCTTGGCATCCCCATCCGCCGCGTTGACGCCCTCTCCCCTGATGAAGCCCGTGTGGTTTAAGGAGCAACGAAGATGATCCTCGACGAACGAACTGAATTTGCTGACGCCCTTAGCGTCGCAGCCGCCGCCGGCACCGCTCTCATTGGCGATGTCATTGACCTGGGCCTTCCGGCTCGAGACGTTGGAATGGGTGAGCAGCTTTGGCTGGTCATTACCTGCGACACGGAAATCACCACTGCGGCAGGGGCGGGGACGGTTAAGTTCCAGCTGGTGTCCGATGCCCAGGCCGCGATTGCCACCGACGGAACTGCAACTGTCCATTACGATAGTGGCACCTTCGTCACGAACGTAGCAGCCAGCAACGATCCGGTGCTGAACGCCGGCGAGGTTATTGTGGCCGTAGCCCTGCCTGTTCAGGGTAAGGTCTACGAGCGCTTCCTCGGTATCCTCTGCATTACTGCAACCACGACTACGAATGCCGGCAAGATCAACGCATTCCTGACGCTCGATCCGCCGCGCACGAAGAAGCTTTACGCGGAAGGAGCTAACTGATGGCTAGCGTTACGCTCAAGCGGGACTTTTTTGGTCCCGACGGCACGCTGTATCTTGTTCGGAACAACCCGCACAGCTTTCCGGCTGATTGGGACCTCCCAGCAAGTGCGGTTACGGCAGCGGCGGACGATCCGCCTGACGAAGACGATGGGCCGGCAGTGCCCGCGAAGCCTCCGGTTCCACTCAAGAAGCCTTAAGGGGATAGGTCGGTGACGATTTCGAGCGAAGTAGCCGTTTACAACCTGGCGCTGAACGCAATCGGCGCCCGGAGCAACGTTTCGTCACCGACCGAAGACTCCCGCGAGGCTGAAGTTTGTCACCTCTGGTTCACAGTTGTCCGGGATCAAATTCTCGCGGCAGCTCCGTGGCCAGAGGCGACCGACCTTCGTTACTTGGCGTTGCTGAAAGAGACGGATGAAGACGGCGATGGCGTGTGGGCCGCTGACGATCCTCGTCCCGGCTACCAGTTCGTCTATTCCCTCCCGTCCGACCTCCTCCACCCCCAATACCTAACCGATTTCTCGCGCTTCCTAGTCACTTCATACAGCGATAACCGGCGCGCGCTTCACACGAACACGCAGTCCGCAGCCCTCGCTTACACCAAACGACTTGAGTCGATTGCGCTCTGGAACCCGCAGCTGCAAATGGCGGTTGTCTACGGCCTTGCCTCCCACATCTGTATGCCTATGACGGGTAAACCCTCGCGAGCAAAGATGTTGATGTCGCAGGCTAATGACATCCTCCTCAGCGCCCGCGAGGCCGCTGCCAACACCTCCGACGAGTCGCACGAGCATATTCCCGAATGGATTGCTGCGCGCGGTTACAACATCGCAGCCGGCTCTCGCTTCATCTACCCCTACGGCTCTCTCCTAAGTCTCGCCGGTGTCAACTGACGTTGTAAAATTCGCGTTTATCGCGGGGGAGTTGTCACCGACTCTCTACGGCCGGAGCGATCTGACGAAGTTCGATCTCGGCATGGCGGAGGCGTATAACTTCTTCGTTGATTATCGAGGCGGGCTGAGCAGTCGGCCCGGCTTTCAATTCTGCGACCTCGTCCGTGACGACGACAAAGAGACGCGGATGGTTAAGTTCGCGTTCAGCCCGGATATCGAAAATACCTACGTCATTCTGTTCGGGCATAACTACGTGCGGTTCCTGCAAGATGGTGCCTATGTCCTCAACGCCCCTCGCACAATTACCGCGATCACGCAGGCCAATCCCGCTGTCGTGACGAGCGTCGCTCACGGATTGACGAACGGCCAATGGGTGAAGCTCGCGGCCGTAGCTGGAATGACGCAGGTAAATGGGCGGACATTCCTCGTCGCTGGAGTTACCGCGAACACCTTCCAGCTCAAAGACCCACTCACCTCCGCGAACATTAACAGCACAGCTTACACCACGTATGTGAGCGGCGGGACCGCCTCGGCGATTTACGAAATAACCAGCCCTTACACAGAGACGCAATTGGCCGGGCTGACCTTCACCCAATACCGAGACTACATTCGCATCACCAGCCGCGACGATCTCCCAACCCGCGACCTGATCCGTAGCGATCATACGAGTTGGGCGATCACCGTAACCGATATCAGCCCCTACTATCCCGGCCCAACCATAACCGGCCACTCCTCATCCACACCCGCTGCGGGCGTAGCTGAAGACGCCCAGACCATTTTCGCCGTCGCCTCGGTTTATCCAGACGGGACAGAAAGTTCTCGGGGCGTCCCTTACAAGGTCTCCGGTGTAGTTAACTACCCGGTGACGGAAGGCTCTGTATCTATCGAATGGGCCGCCGACACCGCTGCCGTGCGGTATAAAGTTTATCGTTCCCTTGTCACCGTGCAGGAGTCGCTGTCCTACGGTTCCGAACTCGGCTATGCGGGAAACACTCGAGGCACGAAATTCTCCGACCCCAACATCATCCCTGACTACAGCCAGACGCCGCAGCAAAACTACAATCCGTTCGCGCCGGGTGCGATCACTTCGATCGAAATCACCGCGCCGGGAGCGGGCTACACTATCGCCACGGTCCTCACCCCGACTGGCGGCGGGAGCGGCTTTGCGGCGGAAATCGTCCCCGATGATACTGGCGGTATCGTAAATGTCGTAATCAAGAGCGGCGGAAC